GTCCGCCCGCAAATCAAAGAGTGTGTCAGGATGAGCAACCAACGCATACGCATTGTTGATTAACCCAACTGACGACGTGAATTTCTTCACATTGTTTCTCTCCAAGAAGCGAACAGCACGACGAACAAGCTCTGTCGTCAGAACCATCGCCGAAGTTACTGCCCCACGCCTTGAGACTGAACCATTGCCATAGACGACATTCGTTCCAGCCGCCACCGTGCTCATAACCAAGTTATCAATAGTTTCTTGAGCTTGAATGCCCAATACTTCTGATGCATCCTTGATCATTGAGCGGTCATACAGGAACTCCGCCAAATCAGAGATTTTTGTAAAATCCCCAAATTGGGAAAGAACGACACTCACATTATTCATCGTCAAATCATTCCCTGACGGAGTTGTACCCTCTGTCAGCGGGGTCGTTGCCAGTGACTGCTTCGCAAAACCACGGAACACCACGGTCTTGGAATTAGCACCCTTGGCAACTTTCTGCATCTTACCAAGTTTGTAGAACACAAGGTTCTGCTTCAGGATATCAATAAGTTCCTTGGCAACAACCTTCTGTCCAACATCAATTACTACAGAATTAGTCATATTATTCTTTCATACCTTCAAGCAGTTCGTACAATTCTTCCTTTGAGGCGGAATTGATGTCAACCTTCTCGCGATTAGCCACGCCCCCTCTCCCCTCAATGGGTTTGGGTCTTGAGAGATTCTGGTCTAAAACCATCTCACCAACGATTGCCTTGATTGAGGCATTCGGATTGGCTTGAAATGATTTTCTCGCCTCGTCCCTGAAGGCTTCTAACTGAGGGAACTTTGCCGCCATCGCGTTAAAGTCTCTTTCAAATTCCATCTCTTTCACCTTTGAAACCTGCGGAGCGATGTCTCTAAAGATAGATTTCTTTAGCGTCTCGCCGTAGTCCTTCAAAAGCTTCCGAGTTGGCTCATCCTCTACATTCTTCAGAAATGATTCAATATCATCACTGGAGAGCGGAGAATCGCTGCCTGATTTTACTTTTTTATCTTGAGCCAATTGTGCGATAATTTCGTCTCTGCTTTTTACGGCATCGACGAGTTCGCGGATTCTGGCATTCGCACGGTCACTTACCGCAGTGTCCGTTGGCTGTGTTTTTACGTCTTCGCTGACGTTAGCCGCCCCCACATTCGTGTCGGACGCTACACTGGATTGGGTATCCTCTGACTTGAAGAATTGCTCCAAGCCTACGTCCTTGTCTTTGTCTTCCATATTTTTTTACGAGACTTAATTTTGGTTATGTCTCTCTTATGTCTCACTTATAAATTTGTCGACTTCTTCTTCTAATATTTTATTCGTCTTACTGGTATCGACCGCACCCAGTATCTGCAATAATGTATTAATAGCCGCCCGTGAATCGGGGTCTTCCTTTGCGACCAGAGCCACGATTCTCATCCGTATCTCTTCTCTGATTTTCTGCTCAATTATCTGCCATCCCTCCGTCTGCTTCATTGCGTCAATTTTATCGTTCTCCAAAGCAACCTTATGCCAGCTCTCAATGATTGATTGCGTCGCTTCGTCGTACTGATTCTTTTTGCCAAACAATTCTGCTAATTTGAACATATTATTTTACAACGTTAGATTGAGCGACTTGTTGAACAGCTGACATCTGTGGCTGGGTGGGCATCGTGGGAATTTCGGGTTGTGGTTGTCCTTGTGATTGTCCTTGTGGTTGTCCTTGTGGTTGAGGCTGTGATGGCGCTTCATTTTGCGTCATCAGTTTGTCAATTTGTGTGGGCGACAATCCAAACTCTTCAGCCACCAACTCTCGCAGAAATTTCTGATTTGGGACATCGGGGTCTCCCTTGAACATCGTAAAGAGCGACTGAATTGACTTCTGTCTGATTGCCTTGTTGGCCTGTACATTCTCCCGTGCCGTTGCTTTGGCAATAAAGTCCACTTCCTTGAAATTGCTCTTGGTTACGCCAGATATAGTCAAATCCTTCATCCCGAATGTCTTTACCTTTCGTGGGGTGGTGAGATTCTTTTTAATCAAGTCCGCATACATCTGCCCCATATCGCGAGCCATATACATCAGATTGTTCTTTGAGGTGCCCAGTCGCTGTTCCAGTAAGGACATTTCAAGATTTAACTGCGAGGCGGACATCTTGGTTCTGCCAGGTGGCAACACGAATCCCAACCCCGCGGCGTTGTCTGCCAGCGATTCTATGTTCTGTCCCAATCCAGACGATTGAGAAATGTCCGGTGGGTTGTATGGCATCACCACATCCCTGATTGAGCGATTGTTTGTATTTATCGGCGTAACTCCCAACGGGCGAGGAACAATAGATGCCTGTTTGAGCCCAGACGCAGAGTCAGTAAACAGCATTCCGAAGTTCCTATAGGTATTGTTGTCGATGTTCTGATTTATAATCACATCCATTGCGAGGTTCGGGTCGCGATAGATATCCGCCACGGACGGCACCCAGAATGAAACCAAACGCGGGAATAGTGCCCGTGAAATATACGGGAACTTATCCTCCATACCCGCTTCGGTTATTGGAATAGCCCTTAGCAAGAATTGGTCATTAGCAACGGTCAGTACATACTTCTCTGGCAATCCTTTATTATTGACAATGTGCGTATACCATTCCGTTATCTCAACAACCTTAGCACCAGCCAAATTAACATTATCAAATCCCAAATATGCCAATCTTAAATTCTTTTGACTTACTTCAGAATTGGCGTCGCCGATGGTCTCCGACACAAACTTCTTCGCCTTCATCACCTCTTTCTTGTCGTAGCCATATTCATCGGCATCTTCCATCAATTGTGCCGCCGTCTTGTATATAAACTGCTGTCCGCAATAGAGAGCCAATTCAATCGTCGGTGACAGAGGAGAAATAAGAAAACTCATCGTGTCAATTAACTGAAACTTCACTCCGTCGGCAGATGGGATTTCCTTGAATATTGGTCGCCCGTAGATACCAGCCTCAATCTTTGCAAGCTCCCACAGATGGTCAATGTCTGATTTCCTGCCATCGTAGAGAAACAAATGCTCCATTATATCACCCGCGTTCTCATCTCCTTCCGGCTTGGTGTCATATTCAATTTTTGGCATATCGCCCAGCCGAGCCGCCATATCGTTTACGCCCTCAAACACTTTCGGAGAATGGAGATTAGATTTCGTTAGGAGTGTCTTTTGAATAACGCCGTTGTATAATTCCTCGTCCTGTAGCCAGTGAGAAATCTTTGACTGACGAGCTTTAATCGCCGCGTCCTTTTCTATCCTGTATTGGTTTAGTATCTCTTGGTTTTTTAACATAAAAAAGCGCCCATCTTGGCGCTCATAGGCACTCTTTTATTTTTATATATAATATAATTATACTCTTCTATTTCTTCAAAGTCAACAATCCCAATTCATTCCCATTTTCATCTTTCACGATGTATCTCTTTTCGCCCTTAACTCTCTGAATATGTCCGCACCGAGTACATTTGATTTCAACCGCATCAAACTCTCCGTCTTTTTTCAAGAGCAACTTACCGCACACCTCGCAACGAATTTCTTTCATTGTAAGTAGCCCGTTCTGTCGTCGACCTTTATCGGCTCAAATGTTTGCTTTGGATATACTGTTGGCGTCGGACTCAACGCAGATACCGCCAGTGCCAAAGCCATAACTATATCGTCGTGCTTGCCCGATGGTGCGCCATAGACGATATTATTATTTGCGGTCAGAGTATATTCATAGTTCTGTAGCTCGTCAAGTATTTCCTGAATGCGTGGGATTGTGATATATCTATTTTCCAAATACGAACCCAATTTTTCAACAAGATTTCTTTTAATCAGATTATTGGCAATTTTGAGAGGCATTACATTTAATCCCATCTGCATCAATTGCTCTGTGAAACTATCGCCCATTCCTGTGGCGTCAACGATAGCCCGTGCATCGTTGTATGAGTGCAATGTGCCAGCGATAAGGTTCTTCTGTGCTTCCCAAGTTTTATTCTGTATCTTCTCATAATAAACTAAATGATTAGTAGAAAGTTTGAATCCAATTAATACTGTCGCATCAAAACTTCTCGCCAAATCTATGCCAAACAAATAATATTCACCACTCTCTGGTTTCTCTAATTGTCCGGAGATTGAATTTTCTATGTTCTTAAATACACTTGAAGCCCCCTCAATTATCTTACAATAATACTCTTGATTGAAGAAATCTATGTTTACTGCGTTTTTTCTTAATTCTTCAATCTGCTCTGCCGTATATATTCCTGTGTTGTCAACTGTTTTCAAGGAAGTGAAGTAATCGCTTCTCCGCAAGATATAAGCAAGGTCGTTATTCCCTTTTGGAGTTCCCGAATAGTCTACCCATCCGCCCGAAGATACAATTGACGGCTCAATTACTGCTTCACGAAACTCCGAACCCCACCGACGAGCAATTTCTCCGTATTCATCCACCACCACGCCCACGGGTTTGGGTCCACGCAAACTGTCGGGATGGTCTGCCCCCTTTGCTTGGATAACGCTTCTATTCGGTAGCGTCAAAGACATATCGCTATTATTCACACGAACCACCTTGAGATACTCTTCTGGTATCCAGCGGAAAATGGAGGTGCTGGGGTCTGTCCATATCGTTGAACGTGCCTGCACGAGATATGGCCCGATATACCAATACAAACCCACTCTCTTATGGGCTTCAATTAAAAGCTTCTGTAGTATCGTTGTTGTCTTCCGACTGCCACGATGCCACATCAAAACACTGTGGTTGTTCTTTGACGCAAGATACTCCGTCTGATATTGGCGGATAGTATCAACAAACTCTTGCGTCGGGATTTGGCTCATATACTAAAGGCTGTCCACTTTGTCATTATACTTTTTCCAATCTATACCACACTCATAGATAAACTGCCTTTCAATGTTCTCGGCAAATCTATGCTCCTGACGATAGGGAGCCTTCGGGTCGTCTCCCGCCTCGCTTACATCTCCCGGTTTTCTGTTTTTCTCATAAGCAATATCAAACTTATCGATGTCATTCCACTTGATACCTCTCTTCTTACAGAGAAAACTCTCAATCAACTCGTGGATTATCACTGCTAATTCCTCATAATCATTGCCCAAGTCCGACACACGAAACTGCATTACTCCTTTTTTGTCTATCCAGTAGTCGCCAGGGGTTCCTCCATAGCGATGTTTCTTGTGGGGTATAGTTTTTATTCGTATGTTAAGCATTATATTTTTGCATATTCCTCTATGTTTTCCATATTTTTATTTCTTAAACTCAAATTTCAAAGTTATTATTATCTAACCCTTAAAATCAATTATGTTTAGGGTTATCTTGTCCCCATTCGAAGTTAAATCAAATTTCTCGTTTAATTGCTCAATGAACTTCAAATACAATTCTGCCGCTTTCATGTTGCCTTTTTTTGCCTCTTCACCGATTCTTTCCAGAATATCAGACGTATATTTCCGCGCGTAATTAAGTGCTAATTTTGATATCAGCTTCCGATTTTCTTCTTTGGAGACAAAGTAGTAATAGGTGCTTGATGCTATGTTGTGTTTGGCGCAGAATTCCTGTGTATTTTCTGTGCGCAAAGATTGAGGAATTGCTTCCCGCTCAATCGCTAACTTCTGCCAATCCATTTTTTCATCCATATATCCAAATTATACACCAGATAGCGCGCAAAAGCAATATCCCATACCAATTCACCGAAAATGAGAGTTTTGGATTATTTTTCTTCCTTCAACAACTCATCCACTACCTCTGTCTTGAATGCGTCTGCGTTTTTAGAAAGCAACCACGAAAGAAATATTTTCTCTCCTTCATCGGTAAGCAAGTCGTCTCCATTTGTAATACCGGCCTTTCGAAAACTTTTCTGCGGTTCACTTGTAATTGCTAAAACAAATTTTTCTTTTAATGTCATATTTTTGTGCCCGTCTTTTTTGACTTCGGGTAAGTCGTTAATTATTTGAATTCCAAAATAACCCGGAAAAGTGCAACTACTACCCGTCCAATAATTCGTCCAAAACGAATAATCTATGTTATAATCTGTGTTATTCATTTGTTTTGTTTTTTTGCTTTACGACCTTTTATCTCATTCTTTTTGTCCCAATAAAATGTATCACTCTCAGTATCTCCTTTTTTGAAAATTATATACTCAGCCCCCGACCAATTCCTTAATGCCTGCCAGAACCTTTGGTCTTGATGATACACACAGTAGTCAAAGAATTCAAGCATAAGTTTTTTATTTTCGGACTTTCCGTTGAACCAACCTTCAAAATCTGCTATTCCTTTTGTTGATTTTTTCTTTTTCATAGTTTTCATCTCTTTATCTTAATTAGTTTCTAACGACCTTTATAGTTTTATAACTCACAAATAACTGCTTCTTTCGCCTTTTTTATTTCCTCCGTCGTTAATCCATCGTTATCAAGCTGTCTTTCAATTCCTAAGACACTTAACGGAACAACTATCCAAAACATTCCTTTCGTAGCCGTTA